GTTCTTAGGTAATATAGAGTTTTAACTCCTAATCTCCATGCTGCTTGATGAACCTCATTAATAAACTTAGGACTATCCGTCGGATCAAAAGCCAAATTTAACGATTGAGTTTGATCTATGTACTTTTGTCTTGCTGCTGCTTGTTCTACTAATTTCAACTGGTTAATTTCTGCAAAGGTTAGGAAAATAGGTTTATCTTCTGCTGGCATGATTTCTTCCGGTAAATTAGCAATACTACCTCTATCAAGCATAATTTGATCCCAAACTTCTTCTGTATTATGACCTTTTTCATTTAGGTATGTTTCTAATGCTGGGTTCTTTCTTATAAATGTACCTTTAGCAGAGTTAAAAGTATATACATTAGCTGGTACTGGTTCGATTCCTGCAGAAACTCCGCCTGAGATTGTAGAATTTGAAACTGTGGGTGCTATTGCTAACAAGTGACTATTTCTCATTCCTGTACCTTTACACCATACCGGTTCTCCGTATTCATTTGCTAATTTTCTTGAAGCATTTTCTGCTTTTTGTTTAATATCCGAAAATATTTGATGAGTATACGACGTAGCTGCTATTGAATCGAAAGGTAATCTTTCGTTTTGTAAGAAAGTGTGCCACCCTAGTACACCTAAACCTAATGCTCTACCTTTTTTAGCTGATCTATGAGCTCTAATTAATGAATCTCTTCCAGAAGTTTTAGCTAAAAATTCTTCTAATACTCCGTCTAAAAAATAAACAGCAGTTTCTACTAAATCACTATTCTTCCATTCGTGGTACTTAGTTAAGTTTAAAGAGGACAAGCAACAAATAAAACTATGTTCTTCATCAGTGTGTAATGTAATTTCTGAACATATATTAGTCATTGAAACATCTAAGTTGTTCCTTTTATATGCAGGTGGGTTAGCATTATTAACAGTATCCTTAAACATTATATAAGGTTCTCCTGTTTCCATACGAGACTTCAATATAGTTACCCACGTACCCATAGCATCAACGTCTCTATGCTCTAATTTTTGCATAAATGTATCATCCACTACAACACATTGATGAAGGTTTAGACACTGTCTATTAGGGTCTCCTTTTGGTCTTCTAATCTGTAGAAATTCTTCAATATCTGGGTGATTGATGTCAAGGTTAACAGATGCTGCTCCTCTACGTACTGCTCCTTGATTAGTTGCAATGATAGTAGAATCGTAAATCTTAGCCCATGGTACAACACCTTCTGATTGTCCGATACCCTCTCTTCCAATTTGCTCTCCTCTTCCTCTTACTTTAGAAAGTCCAATTCCAACTCCTCCACCGAGTGATGTTAATCTCATCAGTTCAGCATTTGTAAGTCCGATACCTCTAATAGAATCTGGTGTATCTATTCCAAAACAAGATATCGGTAAACCTTTATCTGTTCCTGTGTTAGAAAGTACTGGTGATGCTAAGTTTAACCAACCTTTCCACATATATCTGAAGAATTTATTTTCTAGATCAGGTCTATCTAATCTTTTAGCTATTGTTGAAGCTACTCGTCGATATGCTTTTTTTGGTGTCTCATCAGGTAATAAGTAACCTTTAGATATTGTTGCTATTGAAATTTCGTTCATCCATTCTGGATAATCCTTACCCGCTTCCCACGCCGAGGTATCTACTATTGTGCTCATATGTTTTCTTATTATTTTTTTAAAATGCTGTGGACCAGTCCATTGTACCTTTACTATAATTTGTAACTCTATTTGCAAAGAAATCAGTCTGCTGTTTTCCTGCTATTACTGCATCAAACCATTTCATAGTCTTTAATGCACCTTTATCAATATCTTCTGATGGAATAAGAGGTGCTAGACCTAAATCTCCCATTTTTGTGTTGACTCTATGTCTTATAAAATTCTTTAGATCTTCTTTAGATAAATTCTCTAAATCTCCTTGCTCAAACACCTTATCTATAAAACCAAATTCTAAATTAATTGCTGCTGAAGCTGCTTCTCTAATATCTGCTTCTAGCTTATCAGTTTTTAATTCTGGATGTTCTTTCATAAGTGTTCTAAAAAGCCAACAACCTGCGTTACTATGTAAGGATTCATCTCTTACTGACCATTCCACTATTTGACCTACTCCTTTAAGTAAATTTCTCATCTTAAATGATAACAGTACTGCAAATGAACTAAAAAGATTAACTCCTTCAGTAAATGCTGAGAATATAGCTAATGATACAGCTCTAGAATGCCAATCAGGAGTACCATCATGTGCGTCTCTGACTTTCATTAGGTTTTCAATTTTAGCTAATGTAGCTTCATCTTCTAAGAATTCAGCGAAATCATCTAATCCTAATTCTTCATTTAATAAAGAGTAAGCTTCGGCATGTATAGTTTCAAATGCACCAAAGGTTACACCCATCATAATAACTTCTGGTTTCCGGAACCAACTGGTAACTAAATTAGTCCAATAATCATTTACTACAGTTTCGGTTTGAGCAAAACCTTTTAGTATTCCACCTATTAAATTCTTTTCATGCGGCTTTAAATTAGACTTCCAATCTGTTACGTCTTGTGCCATAGGTACTTCTGTATGTAACCAGTGTGCTTGTTGCTGCTTTAACCAATAATCAAATGCTTGTGGGTATTCAAATGGCTTATAAACCACTCTTTCATCTTTTAAACTCATATATCTTTATATATTAATAATTAATTTAGACAAGATATCCCCAAGAGCGTAAATTGCTTTCTCTTGAGGATACCATTATAAATATGGCATTATGCAGTATCTAAACGTTCAACACTAAAAAACTTTTTTGCTAACTCTTTATGAGTAGAGGTAACTCCGTTTTCATTAGGAATTAAATCATCCATATCAGCTTGCCCTTCAAATTCTATATGACCGTTATTAGTATCCATTTTTAAGTTATATGTCATACCGTCCATACCGTATCTATTCTTCATAACATGCCATCTTCCTGTCCCTAGTACTTTATCTTCTTTCATTCTAGATAAAGAAAAACACATATCTGCGACCATCATTTTATCGTAACTTCCTGCTGCTTTGTCTCCTTCAATAACTGAGTCTTTAGCTCCCATTCTGTTAACTTGAGAAGGAGTGATAACAGGTATTTTAAATTCTTTAGCTAATCCCTTGGTTGCAATAAATACATCATCGATTTCATCTTTACGTTCGGAGAATTTTCCTTTAGAAGGTGCTTTTAAATAGTCAACATAATCTATAACGATTAAATCTGGTTTATGGTCCATATCTATACATTTCTGTATATGTGACTTTACTGTATTAACAGTCGCTCCTTTCGGTGGATATTCCTTTACAATTAATCTACCTTTAAGTCCGTTAACGTGATCCTGTACTTCTTTTCTATGTTCATTAACTTCGTCAATTGAGTACCCAGTTAAATAACAGTCAAAACGTTTTCCAACATAATCTTCTCCTAATTCTAAAGTATAGTAGTTTACTTTATATCCCATCTTTACAGCATGAGCTGCCATTGCTACACAAGTCCAACTCTTACCACCTCCAGGGTTACCGAACACAATAGCTAAATCTCCAGGACCAAATCCTCCTTGAATACCTTCGTTTAATACAGGCCAAGGAGTTGGTATCGTAGGTCTATAGTCTGTTCTATATCTGGATTCTATATCTTTATTATATTCATGCCCGATATTTTTATCCATTCCAGCTTTCATAGCTTTCTCTACCATATTACGAATTCCATCAAAATCACCTTCTTTTAAAAGGTCTGCAGAACTAAGAATTGCGTGTTTCATTTCCTGGTTCTTACAAAACCCTAAGAACTCTTCTTGAACGTACTCTAAATCGTCTTGGGATGCTTGATAAGAGTTTCGTAACTCCTCCTTTAATGCTACCTGTAGTATTTCATTTTCTATCTTCTGTAGCTCTACCTTTAACACATCCATAGTAACAGTTGTGTGGTATTTATCAAAATATGTAGTAATTTGAGTTATTATCCACTTATGTGAATCGGCGTCAAAATATTCTTCTTTTAGTACATCTCTTACATTGAGTAGAAACTTTTTATCTGTTAGTAGAGATCCTAAAACTTTTAATTGAAATCCTTTGCCGTACTGTTGTAAACTCTTTAGTGTCATATTGTAACCTTTATTTATTTAAATATAATGAAAATCAACGTAAGAAGCAACTAAAAGATGCTTTATCTTTACGTTTTTTACTCCTTTTTGTAGGTAGTTAAACCTCTAAAATTCTCTAGCCATGCTTCAGTATTTTTAGTAATACCTTCAATGCCGTCTAGTTCTAGCATTCGTAAAAAAGCACCTGTTTGTAAGTTATTTACTGGTGATTTAATTACATCTCTTACGTACTGCTTTTCTTTATCATCTAAGCTTGTTACATGTAGATCCATTAGTTGAAAGTTTGTTTCGACTCTATCCCATTCCATTATTATCTTAGGAAAGATTTTCTTTACTTTCTTTTCATCTAATTTTGCTTCACATATATCATAAACGTATTGTAAAGTAGTGCCAGGTTTATCAATTAAATCCGGAAATTCAGATAATATAGTTTTTATACCTAGCCCTTTTACACCTGCTAAGTTATCAGAATTATCTCCTAGTAACGCTTTTACTACATTATAGTTTTCCGGTATTACTTGCAATTCCGCATTTATATTATCCTGTGTAAAGGTTTTCTTTTTTACAGGTGCATAAACTTCTACTGTATCGTCTACTAACTGCAAAAAGTCTTTATCTGAAGATATAATTGTGCATTTCTTAACGTTTGAGTTAGAAGTTAATTTAGCCATATACGCTATTATATCATCTGCTTCTAATTTTTCTAACATCATAGATTGCATAGGTAAACACTCTAAATAATCCTGAACTCTATGTAGTTGTCCTATTAGAGCTTCCATCTCTTGCTCTTTAGTATCATAAAGTCCCCAGTGAGTAATCCTACTTGTAGCTCTTTGAGCTTTATAGTTTGGATCTACATTTTTTCTATTAGCAGATCCTCCTTTTCCGTCCCATACTATTACCACCCTAGTAGGATCAAAAATCCTCGTTACGTACCCTAATGAGCGAAGGAAGCCCACCAAGCCGCCAACATGGGCGCCTGATGGGTTCATCGCTTTGAGTAGAGAGAAACTACGAATTAACATATTCATAGCGTCTACGACCAAGATATGATCGTTTAACTCACGGGGTGGGGTTTCTTTTAAATTGTTGAGTATGTTTTCGTACGCCATTAGTCTAGTAGATTTGGAGATATTGGTGTTTCTTCTAAATCTCCTTCTTCGATCAAATCAAAGTCTACTGAACCTACTAGTTTCAACCAGTGTTCTTTATGAGCGTCTCTATACTTATCAATTGCCTTCTTATCATCTTCGATAAATCCATGGGACGTCATAACTACTCTACCTCTTGACTGTACTCCTCCAATATGGTTCTTTTCAATCTGTATATTCGTTCTTTTAGCAAATTCTACTTGAAGACCGTTCTTTACAGCTTTAATTTTTGAAGTACCTGGGTTAGTAATGTTACCAAAAGTTACTACTAGTGTAGCATCGTACCACATAGACATACCTCCTTTGTTCTGCAACTTAGGTTGACCCATAGGATGCTCTGGTTTCATAGTCCATACCTTATTAATAGCTACTAACGTATTGGTATAAGGTGAATTCTCTTTTCTAGATAACAGAATCTTTTGATTTAAGTTATTTCCGAATTGAGTAGACATAGCTCCGGCATTCCATTCATTGTTGTTCTTATTAGAACGTACTGATAAGTCACAAGGTATAGATCCTATAGAATCCCAGAAGAAACACATATCGTAAGGTAGGTTACCTTTAGCTTGTTCGTCCATTAGATCAGCCATATAAACTGCTACCTCTTCAATAGTGTTTAACGAGCCTCTATCAGCGTAAAGGAAGTGTCCTTCGTAATCTACAACGTTACCATTGTCATCTTTAACTTCGTTAAACTTCAAGCCCATCTCTTTAGCATGCTCCCATGACCATTTCATCTCTGAGATTACAAAGACAGGTAGTATTCCCATCTTTTGAGCGTTTACTGCTGCTTCTAGTAAAGCTGTTGTCTTACCGGTATCACTATGCCCTCTCAACAAAGTAATATGACCTGTTGGTATACCCGGTAAGGAGGTAATATCTACAAAAGCTTTAGAAAGAGGTATCCATCCTTGTTCTTTAAACTTGACAGATGAGGAGGAATACCCTTTCTTCTTCTTAAAGTTTCCTAAGTTAAACGATTTCTGTACAGATGCGGTTGCACGTGCTTTTACTTCTTCTTTCTTTTTTGCCATATCTATTCGTTGAATAAGTCATCAAATTTATTAACTGTGTCTTTGTTGCCAGCCGTAGCTGTTTCCAAAGTAAAGTCAGTTTTTTGTTGACCTAAGCTTTCTGGCAGTGTATTATCGTTTCCTCCAGGAGTTGCAGTTGCATTTTCTTCTGCTGATCCAGGGTTTAAGTAGTTCTGTAATTGCTTTTTAATAAACTCGTAATCATATTGAGTATGAACATCTACAGGATTTGGTTGTGTTTTTAACCAAGAATCTACTAATGTATTGTTGTCTGATAATGGTGTTTGTTTTGGTTTAATTCGTACAGTAGTAGTTGGGTAAGGATTACCTTGTTGTTGTTCTACAACTAAATCCCATCCGTTAATTACATCTGTAAAATCACCTACATCTTCATCTTCAGCTAAAGCTAAAAGAGCTTTGTAGATAGTCACACCGAATCCCCATAATCTAACTCCTTTATCTTCTTCTCCTCTAACTACTACAGGAGCAAATACTCTGGTTTTAGGGTTAATCTTACCTGATAAAGACCAATTATCTTTGTCATTAGTCTTTCTTAATTCTTTTACGAATTCCTCAATAGGGTCTTGCTTTCCAAAGTTAGATAAAGCAACCATAGGGTATTTACCAATCCCATAGTGAAACTTTAACTCTTTAAAAGGAAAAGCAGGGTCATAAGCAGATGGTACAATACGTACTGTCTGTTTACCTAGTTCCGGTTTCCAAAAAATCTTAGAATAATCAGTCTTTTCTCCAGACTGACCGTTGTTGTTTAAGGCATCTAGCTTAGCCTTGATCGCATTTAAATCCATATAACTTATTTTTAATTATTTGTAACTTATTATCAATATACGAAAAATATATTAACTCTCCAACTCTATTATATTAAAAAGTTTAGTATTTATTCTTCTTAATTCTGGGCCTTTGGTCAAAAGTATGCAGTTTCTAAAATCTGACCAGTTTACTCTATATGAAGTATCTAACTTGCCATCGTTAAGTTCTTTGATTAACGTATTTAAGGCATTTATAGTATATAGGGTATTAGTTTCTTTCTTTCTATGTACCAGTATTGTGTTATCCAAAAAATTTGACACATTTCCAAAATCTACGTTGTAGGTGCAAATGTATTCGTTTTGACTTTTGGAATAAAGTACAAATATTTTATTGTATACTATTTTGTATTTCTCTTGTATGGAAGTAAGTACATCATCTAGTGTTTCTTCTGTAGAAAATGTACAAAACAGTTTATTGCTCATATCATCATTATAATAGGTTGCGTCGAGGTCGTAATCGAACGTGGGTGCTGTAACTAATTGCATTTTATATAAATATTAAACTGTTTTATAAACCTAAATCTTTACTATATTTAAATTTAACTGGATATTTGTTATCTTTTTCTAGTATTTCTTTAATACCTTCTAATGTCTCTTTACCATCTTCTTTACTAAAGTCGAAAAGCAAAGCATCGTATGTATAAAGCACTAGTTTAGTTTTTTTACCAACTAAGTACCTTAGTATATCTTTCAATATAAGAATATTATTTGAAGTTTCCAACGATTGCATCATATAATTC